GACTGAGGGTTGCGAGCATGATGGTCACTACTCCTATGCCTGCCCGACGCGGGATGGGATGTCTGGCGCTCCTTTGTTAGACATAGATGGCCATGTCCTTGGGATACATACCAATAACACTGGCTATACTGGTGGTGCCCAACGCCTCGACCTTGAGGACATAGTTGAAGCCCCCAAGCCAAACCCCAAGCAGCTCGCCCTCGAGAGGGAGATTGAAGAACTGAAAAAACAGCTTGCGGCTCTGCGGCCTGAACCATCTAGGCCTGAGCCCGTGGCTGCCCCCCCCTCACCCGTGCAGTCCGGCCCCTCAGCGGTCCCAATCACCTGCCCCCCTCCAGCCCTACCGGTGCCAGCCGTGGCCCCTGCTCCCGTGGCCCCCGGCTCTGTGGCGCACTACGTGGTTAAACCCACCCAGACTCCATCAATGCAACAAAGCTTAACAACTAGTGATGTGGTGGATCTTGTGCGTGCGGCAATGGGTCGTGAGATGCAAGTCCTGCGGGACGAGTTGAGCCTGATGAATCAGGCAAAAGGGAAGACCAAGCGTGGCCGTGGGAAGAAGCACACCATCGGGGCTCGTGTTGGTGGCCGTCGCAGACAGCGTGGGCCTGCCTTCACTGAAGAGGAGTACAAGGAGATGCTGGACCAAGGGATTGACCCCGATGAGATCAAGCGTCTGGCCGAAGACCTCTGGGAGGACCAGACTGGCTTCCCGGAGTGGAGTGATCCTGAGTTCTCTGATGAGGACGATGGCTGGACACCAAAGACCCATGACTGGCTAGACTTTGACTACGAGGATGACTTGGAACAAACCTATGTCCCTGGTCCTTGGGCCCAGAAATGCAAGATACCTCTCGTCGACTACGTCAAGAAGATCTTTGACAAAGGCTCTGTTGATGAGATGTTACAAAATCTTGCCCCTCTGGAGAAGAAGCTCTGTAGGAAACAGCTCGAGGCCGTTCGCCAGGCCAAAACTATATCGAGCTTTCCGTTGCACTTGGCGCCTTGGATCGCCGTGCTGCCGATGTTGGCATGCAGCCTTTTACACCAGGCCTAGAGTATAAACAGGCTGTTCCAAAAAACGCCAAGGGCCCCCGCAAGGGGGCAAAAGATCAGGGCTCGAAGACTGGAAAGAATTGAGGCAGCCCCCCTTTCGCCTCCTGGTACCCCAGCCTTACCCTGTTGTCTGCAGCTTACCCCTAGATCGGCCCATCTATGACAACGATGAGCCCAAAGACCCGCTTCTGGGGGTGTTGCCACATGTGGACTACGAGGGTAACTTTGCACCAACAACCTGGGGAGGCGCAGCTTACGCGAGGAGTTTCGAGAAGTTCACATATGCTCAACCTGTGGACTTCGAAAAGCACTATCCTGTAGAAACTCAGTTCGCTGACTGGGCCTGGCGAGTCCATCACGCCTACCTGGAAGGCACTCGGGTCTGCCATATCATGTCCACAGAGAAAAATACTGACTCGACCCCTGCCTACCCCAAATGCCTGGACTACACCACCGAGGCCGACTACCTGGACGAACATGGCTGGGAGCCCTATGTCAACGCCTTCCGTGCTATCGACTCCGGGGAGCGGCCCCAGGTTCTCTGGTTCCTCTTCTTGAAGAAGGAGATTCTCAAAAAAGAGAAGATTCGCGACTCAGACATTCGCCAGATTGTCTGTTCAGATCCTATCTATGCGCGGATCGGAGCTTGCTTCGAACAACATCAAAACCATCTCATGAAGCAAAAAACAGAGACTCACTCCGGGCAATGTGGCTGGTGCCCCCTGAAGGGGGGCTTTGAGGCAATGTGCCATCGTCTTGCCTCTAAGCAGGGTGTCTTTGTGGAATTTGACTGGACACGCTTTGATGGAACAATCCCCGTACAACTCTTCCGCAGGATAAAGAAGCTTCGCTGGTCCATGATCTGTCCCGAACACCAGCAGCGCTACGGGCACATGTACCAGTGGTATGTTAACAACCTCTTGCACCGCTACACCGTGTTGCCCTCAGGTGAGGTGACCATTCAAACTCGTGGCAACCCCTCAGGGCAAATTTCAACAACAATGGACAACAACATGGTTAACTACTGGCTTCAGGCATTTGAGTTCTGCTACTTCTTTGGCCCTGATAAAGATCTCTGGCGGCAGTATGATACTGTCTGCTATGGTGATGACCGGCTCACGCGCTACCCTGTGCTACCGCCCCACTACATCGATCGGGTGGTCGCCATGTACAAGGACATCTTTGGCATGTGGGTTAAGCCTGAAAAGGTGCGCGTTAGTGACACCCTGGTTGGTCTCACCTTCTGTGGCTTTAGAATAGGGGAGCACTATTTGCCTTATCCTGCACAGGAAGACAAACTCTTTGCCGGCCTCGTCCGGCCAGTGAGGAAATTGGCTGACTTTAAAACACTCCATGGGAAACTCTTGAGCCTGCAGCTTCTGATGCACTTTCACCCTCCGAGTCCCTTCAAGGACTACCTGGAGATGTGCTTGGCAAACACCGCCAAGTACTGCCCGGAACTTCCGGCGCGGTTTTCAGAGCGTCAGATGGACAAGCTTTGGAGGGGAGGACCAAAAGCTGTCCATGGCTAAGGCCAAACAACAAAAGAAAAATGCCACGACCGTCACTACTACAACTGTCACTGGTGGCAGTGGTCGGCGGTCTCGCAGGCGCTCTGTACGGCGCCGCGCTGCAGGCTCTTCTAACCCCCCAACAAAGACAACAACTGTTCGGACTGTTTTTCGCCGCAATACCCGGCCTCGCGGTAATCGCCGCAGGAGTAGGAATGCTCAGCGGCAGGCTCCTCGCGAGGTTGTCCAGACGGTTACGGCGACCCTCGGAACGGTCGGCGCGAACCAGGGCGATCAGGTCGAGCTTGAGATGGCAGCGCTCCTCAACCCAGCGCTAATTAAGGAAACAACTGGCTCAAACGCCTTTGGGCCACTTCAGATGTATGCCTCCACGCATGCCATGTGGAAAGTGGATAGGCTCACACTCAAGCTCACCCCTCTGGTCGGCGCCTCTGCCGTCTCCGGCACAGCAGTCCGTGCCTCACTGAATATGACATCTGGGCCCGCCGCGCCCGCCTGGTCAGCCTTGGGCGCGCGGAAGCATGTGGACACCAATCCTGGTCGGCCGGCTTCCTTTACCCTCACAGCCGCCGACGTGCCTGGCCCTAAGCAGGGCTGGTTCCTTACTAACACTAAGCAGGATGCCGGCTTTTCAGTCGGCGGGGCCATTGAGATCCATACCCTCGGCAAGACGATGTCAACCTACCAGAATTCAGCCTATACTGGCCCACTCTTTCTTGCCGAGGTCACAGGTACCTGGAGGTTTAAGAACTATGAGCCCCAGCCTGGTATGCTCAACCTCCTCAAGACCGAGGTTAAGGAGCCCGCGGGTGCTGTGAAGATACACTCTAAGCCTGGAGAACCTGTCACGCTCTCCATCCCTGAAGCAGGGACCTTTGCCGGCCTAGAGAGGCTAAATCCAACAGCCTCGGCCACACCAGGTGAGATCATCTGGGAGGTAGTAGATTCCGCCGCGAAGGCGGTTTCCAGCTTGCTTCCTCAACCCTGGCAGTGGCTTTTCAAAGGCGGCTGGTTCTTCCTGAAAAGAATTGCCAACCGGAAACCCGTTGGTGCCGCCAGTGTGGCGGGCGAACCCGATGGGGGTGAAGTGACCTTCCGCGTGTACGCCAGTATCGCGGATGCCCAGAATGATGTGCCCTGTATTGCCAGCTCGGCGGCCTCCACTCAGTCCATACAGACGGAGGGGCTCAAGATCTCCCAGGTGACCCCTGGGACAATTGGTATGCCTGAAACTGCAGTAGCCACACATAATATGGCCCCACCACCCGAGTCCGGACCCTATTACTATCAGGGGCCCACCCTGGAGGCTGCTGCCCCCTTGCACGCCCCCAGGTTTACACAGTGGACTCTTGTGGATGCTGCACCCTCCCAGGAGGGTGCCCGCCTGCGTTCCGGGGTGGTCCCAGCAGAGCAGACCTCAGCCTGGTCGAGCTGCACCTTGGAGCTCCCAGGCACCTTTCTCCAGAACATGCATGAGATTGATCCCCGTGATGTTGCAGCCGGTACTTTTCCCATCAACTATTGGAACGTGAACACCTCGGTGCTCACTCGGCTCGGCACCGCCTACGGTTGCAACCAAGCGCGGGTTCGCACCTACGGGGAGGGAGTCCCGCATGTGGTCATCTCCACCACCTCTGTCCTCTGGAGGGCCGATGTCTCCATAGGGTGGAACTATGACAACTTCCTAGCTGCCATCTGGAACCCTATTGTGGTGGCTGGGCCTAACGTCCATGGAACTGAACAGGGCATACCTCTTACTCGGGGCACTCTCAACTGGCCCGGGGGCGACAGGAACC